CCTGCCATTGGCCATCCACCGTCAGGCACAAGCACATCGGGTGCTTCCGGCTCGATGACCCTGATCGTTTCTTGTAAAACTGCGCCAAAGTCTGCGCCTCTGTTGGAGCTAAAAGCTCCCGGTACGTTTTCCCAGACCATGAAACGGGGGCGGACACCCCCCCCGCTATTGCCTCTTTGCTCATCCGCAAGCCTCATTTCCTTTATAAGCCGGATCTGCTCCATGAACAGACCAGACCGTTCTCCTGCCAGCCCCACCCGCTTGCCAGCCACAGATAAATCCTGACACGGACTGCCGCCGATGACGACGTTGACGGGCGGGACGTGGTAGCCGCTGATTTTGGTAATGTCACCGTAATGCTTCATAGCCGCTCACCGAGGTCAAGCAGCACCTGCCGCATGTGGACGATTTTTCGCTTAATTGCCGCGGCAGTGTTACTCGCCGTCATGCCGCCATATACCTGTGTAGCGTCTTTCGGCTTCTTCTTCGCCCCTCCATAGGCGCTGATGCTGTCATTCAGTTCCTCCGCCATCAAACGGAGCATTTCCGCCCGTTCATTGTTGTTCACACGACCTACCTCCTTTGACAAAGATCAATTTCAGGTAACTTTATCTCTACGGGGACGAGGTTCCCTTCACTGCCGTACCGCAGAAGAATCGCTACGATACTGTGTGGATAGTGTTCAAAGCGTTCCGGCGCATCCGTCCGAACCAGAAAAGAACATTCTTTCGTAGGACGGCTCAAAGCCGCGCCGGGACGGTAATGCTTGAGGTTGACGTAAATTAAGCCACCCTTGTACCAATCCTCTGCTTTGGCAAAAACGCCGTCGTACCACCCTTCAAAGTAGACACGGGGCATGATGCCGTACCTCCTCACAAAGTCTATTGTGGATTATCCAGAAGTACCTTGGCTCGATTTCAAAACCGATAAAGTGCCGATTCATCCGAGCCGCCGCAACCGCCGTCGTACCGCTTCCCATAAAGCCGTCGAATACAACGTCACCCTCTTTGGAATGCTTCTCAATGCACCGCTGTATCAGCTCTACCGGCTTTTGATTTTGGTGAAGCTGTTTGCGTCCGCGTATGCCCGGAAACTCCCACACGTCACCCAGCCGCTTTCCGTTAAACGGAGCGCGACCTTTATTCAGCAGCAAAAGCACTTCGTATTGCTGCCCAAATTGCGCTTTCAAGTCACCCATCGTCCACTCACTTTTCACCCAAACAATCGCGTTTTTGACCGTAAAATGAGCATTTTGAGCCGCTGTTTTGAAGAAATCCTGCGTTTTTGCAGAACAAAACATGTAAAAAGCGCAATTTGGCTTCAGTATGCGATAGCACTCTTCGACGTACTTCTGAATCAGCTCCGGGTTTGAATCATTCTGAATCGGGGTGCAGAAGTCGTGCGCTTTATCTTGCCTGTGCCCCGTAGCATAGTTGATTAGATACGGCGGGTCTGACACAATCAAGTCTACGGATTCATCCGTCATCCGGCGCATCCCGGTGATGCAGTCAGACAGGTACACCGTATCCGACGCAATTACGGGGGGGAGGAGACTGCGAAGCGCACGTTTCGCCGTTGGCATGAACGCGCACGCTATCAAGCCACGGATGACCGCAGCGGAGTCCCGTACAGGCAACGCTTTCCAGCGCCATACCGCAGACGGGGCAAACGCCCACTGTCATACCCACGCCCCCATTCGCGGCATCGCCGCCAGCATCAGCTCCTTCGCCTGTGTAGCCACTTCCCTCATTTGCGGATGCGCCGCTTCCGAGCAGCGCAAACGGAAGAAGTGCAGCCACTCCTCAACCGTCGCGGTCATCACAACCTCCGTTTTCAGGCAGGTCGGCAGTACCGCACGCGCCTCCTGCGCCGTTGCGCCAATGTTCAGCAGGTCAAAATAGTACCGTTCCGCCATGACAGCGGCCTCTATGAATGTCCCATATGCGGCTGAATCAGGGCCGAAGCAGGCGGGCTGAATGACTGCGATTTCACCGCCAAAGTCCCCGCGCTGGTAGTTGCAATAACGAGTGCTCTCCTGACAGAAGGATGCAGGGCGGTGACGCACTAACTCGTGCGACACGCCGCGGTCGCAGGTGAACCAGCAGGTCATGCAGACGTGCTTCCTGATTTCATGGCCGCTCGTCAGCTCGCCGGGATGCAGTATCCATGCCTCCTCGTCATCGGCTGAGAACACATTGCCAAGCAAATCCGAAAACAGTACGCCGTATGCTTCCAAGATGCAGTGAACCGCGGCGGGTATGCGGGTGTTCGTCGCAGCGCACACGCGTAGCACATCACGCCACGCCCGCACGTTGCCGGAAACAATATTCTGTGCGTTACCGTGAGTCTTTCGGATGTAAGAAGCTGTGCCTGTCTGCTCAAAGGCTCTATCCAAAGCGGAAAACCACACACCTGAACCGCCATCAGAGTCCTTGCTCATGCCGATTATCAGGTTCCCGTGCTCCAGCACCGCTTCGTGCCCGCGTTTGATAATGCGCTGGATAAAGCCCTTATAGCTATTAGACGTAATTTTTCCCTCAGACTTGTAGCAGACGCGCCCGCACAGTTCAATGCGTCGCATTACATCCTCAGGAGAAATGGGCTGTTCCAGCAGCAGGACAGACGGCTTGACGATCCTCATTCGCCATCACCACCCCTCGATGCTGCCAGCGCGGCCATCACCATCAGCACGACGGGATACAGCAGATAAATCAGCGCGAATTTCCAATCCACAGTCAGCGCGAGATACAGCGGCAGTCCGAGGATAGTAAGCGCCAGCGCGGCGATTACTATGACGAAACTCCACATGACGATATTTTCAACCAGCTTCTTGAAAAACTCCGTATCGTGCATATTCCTACCTCCAATCAGTCCTTCGTGAAAAACGCACCAACCCATCCGTCCGCGTTAAGCGGCAAGCCCGGCGCCCACGCAACGGGTTCTGACATAATACGCTCGACCAAATGCAGCATGTTCTCAGGCGTATCAAAAGGTGCAATGTCGATGACCACCTCATCGTGTACATGAAACACCACCGGCAGTCCTGCCGCTTCGAGCCTGTCCAGCGCTCCAGCAAGACAGTCACGAGCTATGGCCTGCACACAGTTTTCAACCAGCTTGCCCCCGTAAGTTTCAATACTTTTCCACTTTTTCGTTTTCTGGTCCATGCCCGTATACGCGATAGATGGGCGACCCCACTGATTTGTGCCCAGAGACGGATTGATATAGTACAACTTGCGCCCGGAGGGCAGTGTAATTGTCATGCAGGACACGCCCTGCACCACGTCGTACTCACGGGCAAACACAACGTTACGCACTCTGGCCGTGCCGCCGCACTGTATCACCTGTACGGCCGCCGCATCCATTGCGTACCACAGGTCACGGATTTTGGAGTTGGCCTCTCGCCAACGCTCCACGATGTCCGGCAGTTCATCCTCGGTCAGTCCCATGTCCAACGCTCCCATGTTGATAAGCGCCCCGGCAGATCCCTGATAGCCCAGCGCCAGCTCTGCAACCTTGCCCTTCGCGCGCAGGGCATACTCTGGATTGCCCTTTTTAATGCGCTCAATGGGCACGCCGAACATCTGTGACGCGCTTGCTTCGTAGATTTTGCCGTGTGAACGGAACACCTCAAGCCGCCATTCTTCGCCCGCCAGCCACGATATGACGCGAGCCTCAATAGCCGAGAAGTCCGCGTCTATCAGCACATGCCCCTCCGGCGCTATAAAGGCTGTACGGATAAGCTGAGAAAGTGTATCCGGCACAGACCCATACAGCACGCGCAGAGCATCAGCGTTCTTCTGCTCTACCAGCTTTCGCGCCACCTCAATCGCCTTCGTGTAGGTTCTCGGCAAGTTCTGCACCTGCACCAGTCGTCCAGCCCAGCGTCCCGTGCGGTTCGCACCGTAGAATTGGAGAAGCCCGCGCACGCGTCCGTCACCGCAGACACACGCTTCAATCGCATCATACTTTTTGGTGGAGGTTTTACTTAGTTCCTGACGGATTTCAAGCATACGCTGAACCTCGGCACTGTTACCTTCCTTTGCCAGCAGACGCGAGACCGTTCCCTTGCGCAGGTCTTTAATTTCTTCATCATCCATCTCCGCGTTCAGCCATTCGGCAAGCTGCTTGACTGAATTAGGATTACGAATGCCGGAAACCGCAACAGCTTCGGCGGTAAAGTCGCGCTTGACACGCGCTCCCACATCCAGTGCGCCTCGCACCAAATCAATGTCCACCGCCACGCCGCGGGAGTTAATCATCAGATCGACCTCCCACTGATGCTGTACCCATTCAGGAACAGGAAAAGCGCTCAGGCGGCGCTCAATTTCCATCTCCGTTACCACGTCCTGACGGTTGTACTCTTTGAACAGCTTCCACTTGTCAGAATCGTGGTGCGGTAGATTGCGTGTGCGCCCACCATTCGCCCGTGAAGGCTTGCAGGGTACACAGAAATAGCGAATCAGGGCTTTACCTGCCGCGTTCTTCTGCTTGTCATCCGGCAAGCCGAGCGCCTTGCCCGTTGCGTCCAAACCCGCCGTGTACCCGCAATACAGACCGTGAAACATAGTGCAGCGCCACTGCGACGGCTGCATACCACCGTAAACCTTTTGCAAGGCGCCGTACTCAAAGTGGGCGTTATAGGCGTGCTTAATATAGTTGGGATCCGTTAGCGCGGGAATCATCCAGTCAGGAAGTTTTTCCCCACACGCCAAATCAACCACCTGTACAGGAGCACCGTCAAGAGAATAGGCAAACAGCAGGATTTCAAAATCAGGGCTTTCGATATATTTCCAGCTTCCCGTTTTCTTAATAGATTCACTGGAAAAGGTTTCAAGGTCGATGGAAAGGTGATGCGGCATCTTTCACCCTCCCTTAGTCCAAATACGGAAGCGACGTGCGGATGTCTGCTGGAACGTTGCCGTTCCAGACAAAAGAGTTTTTCAGCACATATTCGTTATAGCTTGCCGCCGTTTTATTTGCGCGCATCTTCGCCTGTTCAGCCCATGACAGCTTTTCTGCATTTTCGCTGTCTTTGTACTGCTGGTAAATCAGGCTGTCACTTGTGTAACTTGTCATCATTGCGCGGCAGGTGTCCTCAACCTGCTTACGAGTGCTGTACGCTGTCGCATCATCAGCCTTTTGGACGGCAAAAAACCATGAGTTCCACATGGCGCGTCCAACAGGGAAGCAGGAGAAGAAAACCGTGCAGAATAGCAGAACGACCATCAACAGACACAGCAAACCAACAACGACCTTATTCATCTGCCACACCTCCTTCGTACCGAACAACCGGACTATCAACGATGAAGGGAATGTCGGAGTAAAGGTACTCGCCCGTCCATTCTATATATTTTCCATCCGGGGTGAAGAAGAAAATGCCGTCATCATTCTCACCATAGCTGCCATCCACGTCAGCCAGCCACTTGTTATACGCCCGGAAGTCGCCGCCTAAATACTCGTAGTATTCACTGTCCGGGGACAAGAAGCTATTCAGGCTCGTTACCTTTCCGTCTACCACGAAATTGCCGACAACAGTATTCCCGGCAAAGAGCACGATATAGCCCAGCGGTTTTTCAACCGCACACATGAGCGCGTTTGCCTTTTCGCGCTGACCATTAACCCAGTAAGCACGCCGAATCAGGTTATACCGCTCCAGCGAGTAGCTGATGTCCGTTGGTGTAGGCTGGTTAGCCGTCAGGGAATTTGCCACCGCCATCTGTGCCTGAACATCCGCTTTCGTGCCGCTTACGGTAGGAGTGTCTGAGCAACCGGTCAGCACCAGTAACGCCAGTGCGATAACCACAATCAGGCTGACCACGCGAACCGTCTTTTTCATACGTTTTTCCTCCCTGCAATGATTGCCAATGAGTTCTCAAGCTGTACGCCGCGCTTAACAAGTTCGGCTTTAACCGCTTCGCCCAGCGGAGAAGAAAGGGCGTAGTCAATCAGTTCTGCTTCTGACATGCTCGTCACATTAGCAATGGACTGTTTTACGTCCTCCGTCTTACGCGGAAGCCATACGCGCTCTGCATACTCGCCACTGTCAATGTCGGAAACAAGCATTGCCATCGTGCGATCTGGACGACGAACGAACATGCTGAACAAATTCATCAGGTGAATGGTAGTCATTTCTTTAATCTGGATTTCTTCGCCAGTGGCGGTCATCCAGCTATCGGCACAATCAAAACGAGTTTTCACACTTTACCTCCTAAAAAAGGAGCGCCGGGATTTAGACACACAGTCTCCCGGCGCTCCGTCATCGTATTACATCGGCTGGCCGGTGATAGGGTTGATTGCGCGCCCGGTCGCGGGGTCAACAGGCGGCACAACCGAATTGCCGATGCCCGCAAAGTCTGCGGCGGCAGATGCACCACCGGACAGCGGTTCACCCTCACGGGTTTTCAGCACATTGCCGAGTCCGCAGCCCACGCCGCGATTGCCGGACTGCGAATAGCCGAAGAAACGAAGGGTCACACGGCCGTACATGCCGCTGTAAATGTCCTGCGGGGCAAGCTCCGCGTTGATATTGTCAATACCGACAACCTGCGGTTTCTGCTTTGTAGAGGCAGTCAAGACCCAGTGCCCCTTGCACTCCGAGCCGAAAGGCAGACCGTTTTTGCGCGTACCGTCGCCGTCCCACACGATGGAATCGAAGCGGGGACGCACACCGCCCCACAGCTTGCCCACGGCGTCCCGCGCCGCC